GCAGCATCTACCACCGGCTCACCAACCATCACCGTCTCTGGCGGATATAGAATCTACAAGTGGACGGGCAGCGGCTCGATCACGTTCTAATTTGAGGAAGGAACATGGCAGACTCTAGAGCCGCAGAAGTTTTAGCAGGCTATGACCGCCTCAAAGGCGCTCGTGGCACATGGGAGCAGCATTGGCAGGAAGTAGCCGAGCGCGTGTGGCCGACGATGGCCGAGATGACGGGCTGGCGCACACCGGGCGAGAAGCGATCAGAGAAGATCTTCGACTCGACTGCACAACGAGCCTTGCCGCGATTCGCTGCTGCGATGGATTCGATGCTGACCCCGGCGACCCAGTTGTGGCACGGATTGCAGACTGGCATCCCTGAACTTGACGACGACATCTCTGTCCGTCGCTGGTGCGATTCGATCCGCGACATTCTCTTCCGTCAACGATACGCGCCGACTGCTAACTTCGCTTCGCAGGCTTTCGAGTGCTACATGTCGCTCGGTGCGTTCGGCACCTCTGCGATGTTCATCGACGAGATCCCCGGTGTTACGCTGCGTTACAGAGCGATACCGTTGTCTGAACTCGTGATCGATCTCGACCACACAGGGCGCGTCGACACGGTCTACCGCTCGTTCCAGTTGACTGCTCGACAGGCTGCTCAGGTTCCGAGTTGGCAGGGCAAGGTGCCACGTTCGATCCTCGCTCAACTGAAGACCACGCCTGACACGATGTTTGAATTCGTGCATTGCGTGAAGCCGAACCCGGATTACAAACAGGGCATGGCCGGTGGCGAGGGCATGGCCTACATGTCTCGCTATGTGTCGCGACAGGACAATGCACTGCTTGACGAGAGCGGTTACCGGGTGATGCCGTACGCTGTCGGTCGGTACGTGACTGGCCCCCGCGAGATCTACGGCCGATCACCTGCGATGGAAGCGCTGGCTGACATTAAGTCGTTGCAGGAGATGGAGAAGACCCTGCTGCGCGTCTCGCATCGCATGGTCGACCCTCCGCTTATCCTGACCGAGGAAGGAGCCTTAAACGCCTTCTCCGTGCGCCCTAATGCACTGAACTACGGATACCTGCGCGAGGACGGAACCCCGCTTGTGCAGCCTCTGGCCACGCCGGGGAACATCCCGATTGGCATCGAGATGACGGATCAGAAGCGCAAGGCCGTCAACGATTCGTTCTTGATCACGCTGTTCCAGATCCTTGTCGAGAACCCTCGCGTGATGACAGCGACCGAAGTCCTGCAACGAGCGCAGGAGAAGGGCGCTCTGCTCGGGCCGACAATGGGTCGCCAGCAGTCAGAGTTCTTGGGTCCGATCATCGAGCGCGAACTCGATTTGTTGCAGGCCACTGGCGCAATCCCTGAGCCTCCGATGCAGTTGATGGACTACATCATGTCGGGCGGCGAAATCCTCCCGAAGTACAGCGGTCCGCTTGCTCGGCTGATGAAAGCCGAAGAGGCTGCGGGTGTTCTGCGTACGGTCGAGGCGATGCTGCCGGTCGCGCAGGCTTCTGGCGACATGTCGGTCCTGCGTCGCATCAATGCGGACGAAGCGGTCAAGATCATCGCTGAGGCCAACGGCGTCCCGGCTAAGGCGCTGCGTACCGACGACGAACTCGCAGCGATGGACATGATGCAACAGCAGCAGGCGCAGGCTCAGGCGCTTCTGGCTGCGGCTCCGATTGCTGGACAGGCAGCGGAGCGATTCGCGAAGGCTGAGCAGATCGCAGCATCCACACCACGTCGCGCTATACCGGGAGTCTGAGATGGACGGACAAATGATGTTCAACATATTGGTCGGTTTGTCCGGGTTTCTCGGCGGCTGGGTGCTGAACAACATCAGCCGATCCATCGATAAACTCGATAAGGACGTTCGGAATATGCCGCACATGTACGTCACCAAGGCTGACTACCGGGATGACATCCACCATATTCGCAGAACCCTCGACGACATTTTCAATCTAATCAACCAACTGAACAGCACAAAAGCGGACAAGTGACATGGATCTTTTCGAGATCTTCACTCGTGCGTGGCCCGTGATCCTTGCTCTGATCACGCTGATCATTGTCTTGTCGAAGTTAGACCTGCGAGTTGCTGTGTTGGAAGACAAGATGAAAACCCTGTTTGACTTGTTGAACAAGAAGGCTGACAAATGATTGAAACCTTGCTCGGCGGCGTATTCGGCGGAATTCTGCGCCTTGCGCCTGAAGCCCTGAAGTTCTTTGATCGCAAAAACGAGCGCGGCCACGAACTCGCGATGCTGGATGCCGAGATGCGATTCGCTCAGGTGAAGGGCGAGATTGCGATGCGGCAGACCGAAGCCGAGATGACGATGCACGAACTCGATGCCATCAGCGAGGCGTTCAAAGAACAGTCTGCTACGGCTCGTGCAGCAGGTAAGTGGGTCGCAGCCATCTCTGCACTGGTTCGGCCTTTTGTCACGTATTTGTTTGTGCTAGCCTACGCCTCCGTTAAATTGGCTGGTTTTTTGATCGCTTTGGAACAGGGCGGCGAATGGAAGGCAGTTTTGACGACGATGTGGAACGTAGATGACATGGCGGTACTGAACATGATTCTGTCGTTCTGGTTCGTTGGTCGGGTGTATGAGCGCACTCGATGAGGCAGTAAAACAAGCGGCAATCCTGTGCAAACACTTTGAGGGATTCTCTGCTACCGTTTACACCTGTCCTGCTGGTTATCCCACAATCGGATATGGGACCGTCTATAAACCAGACGGAACTCGTGTTAGTGCAAATGATCCGATTATCAGCAGGCAGACCGCTACCGAATGGCTGATGCAAGAGTTGGAGTTCAACTACGCCGCTGGCGTACTACGGGCGTCACCGAGTCTGGTGGAACATCCCGGTGCGTTCGCGGCGATGATCGATTTTGCATACAACCTAGGCGTGGCTCGGTACCGGGCCAGTACGTTACGCAGACGGATCGACGTACAGGATTGGGACGGAGCAAAAGAACAACTGGCCAAGTGGGTTCGTGGTGGCGGCAGGGTTTTGCCGGGATTGGTACGGAGGCGCAAAGCGGAAGCAGCGTTATTCTGATGACCAAAAAGACTCCGACAATCCAGATGTATGACGGCGTTTGGTATCGCGTCAAAGGCTACACGCACACGGAATGCTGCGACTGTGCATTGGTACACAAGGAACAGTACCGGCTCGTTGACGGTCATTTGGAGTGGACTGCGGTCAGGGACGATGTCCGGACAGCAGAGCGCCGAAAGGAACTCGGCATCAAGGTAACTCGCAAAAGGTGATGCTGTGGTAGCCGCAAAGGCAACTGACGATCAGATACTTGAGACGTTACGAAAGCACAATGGGGTACGGGCGGTAGCAGCCGCGGAACTGGGGCTCAATGAGCGCACGTTCCTGCACCGCCTCAAGCGCATGAAGGCGCAGGGTGCGTCGATTCCAGTCTCGACATATCAGCCCGGACGCCAGACTCAGGCCGTGAAAGAGTTTGAGTTCACGCCTGTCCCTGACGACGACGTTCCCATCGAGGAACTCATCGCTCAACGCAAGCGCAAGTTTCAACACAAGCGCGATCACGAAGAATCATCGAAACTCATTCCGGTTCGTATCAAGATGCGAGGCCCAATCGGCTTACTGCATTTTGGCGATCCGCACGTCGATGACGACGGCACCGACATCGAAGCGCTGGAGCGGCACACGGATCTGTGCAACCAGACAGAAGGCTTATTCGCCTGCAATCTGGGGGATACGACCAATAACTGGGTAGGCCGTTTAGCAAGGCTTTACGGCGAACAGGCTACGTCTGCCTCGCAGGCTTGGCGACTGGCTGAATGGTTCGTTGGTCGATGCCAGTGGCTGTATATGATTGGCGGCAACCACGATATGTGGAGCGGATCTGGAGATCCTCTGAAGTGGATCGCAAAGCAGCAAAACGCGCTGTACAAATCCAGCGAGGCACGGATCTCGTTGCAGTTTCCAAACGGCCGCGAAGTGCGCGTCAACGCGAGACACGATCACGCAGGTTCGTCAGTGTGGAACCCGGCTCACGGGCCGATGAAAGCCGCGATGCTCGGAACACGCGATCACATCTACGTCGCAGGCCATAAGCACGAAAGCGCTTACTCGGTGCTGAAAGACCCGATCTCGGGTATCACAATGCACTTGATCAAGGCTGCGTCATACAAGATCTACGACCGTTACGCCAAGGAGCGAGGGTTCCGTGATAACGCGCTGTCGCCCTGCGTACTGACAACGATCAATCCATCCCTGCCTGACAGTCATCCCGATATGGTCAAGGTCTGGTGGGAGCCTGAAGAAGGCGCTGAATATCTCACTTGGCTGCGGAGCCGATAATGCCAAGCCCATACCTGTTGATACGCGCACGGGTGAATCGTGCGTTGTTCCGATCCCGTGCCTACAAGCGGCTCTTCAGTGATGCGAAGACTGGCGCACAACTGTCTGAGGAAGGCGCGACAGTACTCGCTCACCTAAAACGGTTCGCCAAGTACGGCAAGCCGCCGGTCGCCAATGATCGGACGGGAGCGACGGACATGTTCGAAGTTGGCCGGATGGTTGGCCGACAAGAGACGGTGCAGTTGATTGTCGAGGCGCTGCACTTGGACGAAAAGACCTTGACCAATCTACAAGAGGATTTACCTAATGAGTGACGACAACGGGTCCGGCATGACCGGGCAACCCGGCGATGGCGCCGGGAATACAGGCGCACCGTCATGGTTTGCGATGGATGGAATGCCTCCTGAGCAGGCAAGCCAACTCGGGGAGATGGTCAAGGCCAAGGGCTGGAAGCATCCCAGCGAGGCGCTGATGTCTTACCAGAATCTGGAGAAGGTGTTCGGCGCTGACAAGGCTGGCCGCACGATCCTTGCGCCGAAGGGTGACGACGACGTAGAGGGCTGGAACTCGGTCTATAACCGCCTAGGACGCCCTGAGAGCGCCGACAAGTACGAACTGCCTGTACCTGAAGGGCAGGACCGCTCGTTCGCTGACGCTTTCGCTCCGGTCTTCCACGAGTACGGCCTGACAAGCAAGCAGGCCAAGGGCATCGCCGAGAAGTGGAATGAGATGAGCGGCTCGATGATGGAGCAGCAGGAAGCGGCCTTCCAACAGAAGGTCGACGCCGAATACTCCGCCCTGCAAAAGGAGTGGGGCGTGGCTGCTACTCAGAACGAAGAGATTGCCCGTAGAGCGGCTATTCAATTCTCGAAAAAGGCTGGCCTTGATGAGGTTGCGTTTGACGCGATGGAGAAGTCCATCGGTACCGCGAAACTGATTAAGTTGTTCCACGAGATCGGATCGTCGTTCCAAGAAGGCACGTTCGTCTCAAGTGATATGGTTTCTGGCGGCAGGATGACTCCGGCTCAGGCCGACGCCAAGATCAAGGCCAAGTTCACGGACAACGAGTTTATGTCCCGGTACATGAACCAAGATCCGAAGATCCGTCAAGGTGCCATCGACGAGATGATGGAATTGCAACGGATGGCTAACCCGGAACTCTTTACTTCATAGTTGCGAGTGTGCTAGCCGAGGGGTACCATTAACTCGAACTCCTGTATAGAGACCTTCGCTTTTCGGGTCTGTTTTGGCCGGGGGGTAACACCCCCGGTTTTTTTACAGGAACGGGCAAGTCGCAAGACCCCGCTGACAACCGGAAAGACGGTCGCTTGGTGAGAGCGTATCTCGCAAGGATTACGGCCCCGGCAACGGACAAGCCTTCCGAGAACATAGTGTTTTTTGTGTTTTCATGGAGGGACTATCATGTCCGATCAAATTGCTAGTGCATATGCCGTACAGTACGGCACCAACGTCAGTATTCTGCTCCAGCAGAAAGGCTCCAAGCTGCGGTCAACCGTGGCTATGGGTTCGTACAAGGGCAAGGCGTCTGAAGTCGTCACGCAGTACGGTGCCACCTCGGCCCGTGCGGTTTCGACCCGCTACAGCCCGATTGTTCCGGTCAATACGCCGAACGCCCGTCGTTGGGTGTTCCCGGAAGACTTCGACTGGGCTGACCTGATCGATAACTTCGACAAGTTGCGTCTCCTCGCTGACCCGCAGTCTGCTTACACGCAGAACGGTCTGTACGCGATGGGCCGCGCTCTTGACGACGTGATCATCGCCGGCATGCTTAACGACAACAAGACGGGCGAGTCTGGTGGCACGACCACTAGTTTCGACACGACGAACCAGCGCGTTGCTGTGAACTACGCTGCCGCTGGCAACGTGGGCCTCACGGTCGACAAGTTGCGTGAAGCCCGTCGCATCCTGATGGAGAACGAAGTCGATCTCGACGCTGAGCCGGTGTACTGCGCCATCTCGGCCGAGCAGCACGACGACCTTCTCGGTCAGATGCAGGTTGTTTCGTCTGACTTCAACGGCGACACGCCGGTGCTGAAGGACGGAAAGATCATGCAGTTCTTGGGCATCAACTTCATCCACTCAGAGCGCTTGCCGCTCAGTTCAACGTATCGTCGTTGCCCGGTGTGGGTGCCGTCTGGTGTTCATCTCGGCATGTGGAACGACATTATGTCGAACGTGACGCAGCGTCGCGATTTGTCTTCGCACCCGTATCAGATTTATCTGATGGGTACCTTCGGTGCCACGCGCACGGAAGAGAAGAAGGTCGTTGACATCCTGTGCGCGGAATAAGGGAGTAAAGGAAAATGGCAGTTGTAGCAGTTAAATCAACCCTTATCACCAACGCAGATGCGACCCCGGTCGTTCTCAATAGCCCCCGTGTAGACGGTGGCTTCGAGCGTATCGAGGTTGCGACGGCCGCTATTACCTCTGGTGATAGCATCGCCTCAACCTATCGGATGTTCCGCGTTCCCTCGAATGCGGTGATGACCGATCTGCGTATCTACTCGCCGGACATCGGCACGACGACGATCTCGGACATCGGCCTGTATCGCACCGCTAAAGACGGCGGCGCTGTGCAGGATGCTGACTTCTTTGCTTCGGCCCTGTCCCTCAAGGACGGTGCGCTCAACGGCACGGATGTTCTGCATGAGGCTGCGGTGTTCACGATTGATAACTCCGGCAAGGAGTTGTGGGAAGCCCTCGGTCTTACCAGCGACCCGGCGGTGTTCTACGATGTGGCTCTCACATTGACGGCGGCGGCTGACGCTACCGGCACGGTGAAACTCATCGGTCGTTACACGGCGTAATAAAGCGGGGCGGGTCTGTAACAGGAC